CCGAAAGAACCGTCGCCGGACTCGCCAACTCCTAATCTTTCTGCTGCTGCTGTAGTAAGACCTGTACCGAATGTGTTAGTGATGTCAGCTACTGCTGTATCTGCGATAGTACCGTCAGAATCAGCATCAGTTGCTCCACCTAATCCAGTAGGTTCTGCTTGATGAGTACCAGTACCTGAAAAGTCGGTATCAGCTTCATCAAAGAATGCTTCTGAACCGCTTTGGCTTGTGTACTTAGATTTCATTGCAAAGATAAGACCAGTTGGTCCAGTCATTGGCTGAACGCCAGCGATATCATATGCGATGAGGTTAGGCATAGCTCTACGAACTAAAGAAATAAGAACAGGGTCGAAAGTACCAATATTATTTGGAGCACTGCCGCTAATGTTATTAGCTGCTGCTGCTTCTGAAATAAAGTTACCTTGTGCCTGGGCTTGTTCTTCACGTAATGCAATTTCTTGGTTTTCAAGAAGCCTTGCTGTGACAGCTTTTTTATATCTGTCTTGGATTTCTGGTGCGCCTGCGTGTTCTAAGACCGGGCTCCATTTTTCCATTAATTGTGAATCTGCGTTAAACATTGTTGTTTTTCCCCTTAAGATTAATTATTAAATTTAGTTATAGCCTGAGTGTATCTAGACATGTTATCAGATAGTTCAACAACTTCCGCTGTATCCTCACCTGCCATGCTATTTACTTCATCAACTGATTCAGTTACTTCGCCTTTGAAAAATGAATCTTTGATAGTAGATACCTTCTGTTCGAAAGTTTCTTTGTTATCAAATTCTACATCTTCCACCAACTTAGCAAATTTCTCAGCATCTGTTTCTGCAAGCCCTGAAGATGCTTCTCTCACTATTTCAGCTTTAACGAGAACGTTATTGCCTTCATGTAGTTTGATGTTATCTTCTGTGGTTTTGTTTAGAGATTCCTCTAGTTCAGCTACTTGGTCAGATAATTCATCTAACAAGTTTTCTTTACCTTCTGGTATCTCAATGTAATGTTCTTTGAACACTGACTGTAAAGAAGCCATAAAGTCTTCAGCAATTTCAGTTCTAAGTCCTGTGCTTACTGCAACTTCGTTTTCTTTCATCCAACCTTCAACAACGTAGTTCAAGTATGAATCTACTTTCTCTACTAATGAAGTTTGAATTTCTGAAACCTCTTCTTCTAGGTTTTGCACGTATTCTGCTTCTAAGCGTTCTACTGATTCGGCTAATTTACTTGTTAGTACTGCCTCTACAATAGCGCTTGCTTTTTCACGGAATCCATCTGAAAGCGTAGCTTCCTCTTTGATGATTGTGTCTAGATCTTCGTCAAAATCAAGAGCTTCTACTTTCGCTTTAGCTTTTAATTCATTCTTTTTAGAAGGTGCTGAAGCAATAGCTTTCGCTACTGAACCATCATCTTCTGATTCGTCTAGATCTTTGTCATCAGAGATCGCTGCCATTTTCGCAAATAGTTTTTGTGCGTCTTCTTTTTTTACACCTTTAAGCATATCAACGGCTGCTTGAATAACACCAGCTTTAGTTTTAGGAGTTGCTATAGCCTTAGGAGCATCTTCTTCAAGATCATCCTCTTTTTTAGCTTTAGCTTCTTCTAATTCTACTTCTGCAGTTTCTTCAACAGCTTCCTCTTCTGCTTGAACATCTTCGATTACTTGTGTTTCATCTAGTTGCTCTTCGCTTTCAATAGAAGCTTGCTCATCAATTGATACGTCTTCGGCGTTTTTTACGTCTTCTGACATGTCGTTATCCTCCTCGGATTATTTATTTACAAGTTTCGAGAGGAAATTCTTAAAGGCTCTGATCTCAACTTCCGAAGAAGAAATAGACCTGGCTGTTTTTATTTCAGTCTCAATTAATTCAATGTCTTGTGCTACTAATATGCCGTTATCCCATATCCAGTCTTTACCTTCCATAATTCCGTTGACAAATGCCTCCGGAGCTGATGGATCTTGGACTATATCTACTGTTGATAACATAAAGTCACCATTCACATAACTAGCGCCATTCTTTTGCACAAGGCTTCCCATACCACGACTTGATACACCAAGCTTAACACCACCTTCGAGCAGACCTTCGACGATCTGACCCATAGGCGTTTTTAAAATTGATGCCTTTCCTATCACATTATTACCATCCCATTTAAGTTCAGTAATCTTGTGAGAAACTTTATCTAGGTTTATAGTAGGACCTTCTGGGTGATTTAACTCACCAACTGCCCTACCAGTTGTCACCTGCTCTTTAACATATTTGTTAACAGCTGACTCTAGAATCTTTTTTTCATATACACGGCCATTGCGATTTTTCTTATCCGCCTGCATAAACACGCCTTCAATGACGTGGCTCTTATTACCTTTTTTATCTTCGGTAATGTAGTTAGTAATATTACTATCGTTATACTCTGAAATTAACTTCATGAGTTATTCTCCGTAATTATTCTGCTTCTGGAGCTGGATCAATCTTACGATCTACCATACTAGAAGCAAGTTCTATCTTTTTAGCATCTAAAGCATCTTTCATCTTTATTGCCATAACAGTATCAAATGCTTTACCAGCATTCACATTGTCGCCAGTTTCCACTTTTTTT